TTACCAAATCATGCTGACTCCGATATTCGGATATGGTAGTCCTACCAGACATAAATAGGAATGATGATTGTACTCAATCTGACGCAGATAACTCTGATAGCTTTGTTGGTAGTGTGATAACAATCAACTAACGATGTAGAAGTTTATATTGATGTTTATTCTGGACAGGGGTTCGACTCCCCTCTAGTCCACTGACTTTAAAAGGATAGATTATGAATCGTCGCCATTTTATCAATCATTGTGCTGCCGCATCATCAATAGCAGCATCTTCGTCTTTTTTTACACAGTCTATTTTAGCTAATGCTAATGACTTAAAGAAAAGAAATAAGAGTGCTATTCTTTTATGGATGAGTGGAGGCCCAAGCACTATTGATTTGTGGGATTTAAAGCCGGGTGCTGCTACTGGTGGAATTTTTAAGCCAATATCTACTAGTGCTGATGGAATTCAAATATGTGAACATCTGCCGTTAATGGCACAACAAATGCACCACATGAATATTGTTCGCTCAATGAGTACAAGAGAAGCAGATCATACTAGGGGTCGCTACTATATGCACACAGGATATGTTCCCAATCCTAATATTGAACATCCTAGTTATGGTTCAGTAATCTCTCATGAATTAATGTCTAGCATACCACAGATTGATATTCCTCCGTTTGTTAGTATTGGAGGAGCCAGTATTGGTGCTGGATTTTTAGGAACATCTTATTCTCCATTTGTAGTTAATTCTAATGGAACTGTTCGTGATCTTACTATGGATATAGATCAATCTAGATTAGATCAAAGACTTCGTATGCTTAAAACTATTGAAGATAAATTTGTCAATGAAAAACGCGGAGACTATGCTTCTGACCACTCTAAACTTTTGACTAAAACAGTTAAACTAATGACCAGTTCTCAGATGGATGTATTCAAAGTATCTAAAGAACCAAAAGAAGTTCAAGAAAGATATGGCAATACTGGATTTGGTCGTGGTTGTTTGATGGCACGAAGATTAGTAGAGATGGGTATTCCATTTATTGAAGTTGATCTTGGTGGCTGGGATAATCATACTGATATTTTTAAGACTCTACAAGATCAGAAACTACCAGAATTGGATAAAGCTATGAGTGCCTTAATAAGTGACCTAAATGATAGAGGTCTACTACAAGACACTGCTATTATTTGTATGGGAGAATTTGGAAGAACCCCAAATATCAATGCTAATGGAGGTCGAGATCATTGGGCTAAAAGTTGGAGTGTCGTTGTTGGTGGAGCAGGATTTACCAGTGGCACAATTGTTGGAGAAACTAATAGCGATGGCAAGGAAGTAATTACTGAACCATATACGTCACAGGATTTGATGGCAAGTGTTCTTAAATCACTAGGAATATCTCTAGAAACAAATTTTACTGCTAAAAATGGCAGGCCAATGAAAATCGCTAATAGTGGCAAACTCATTAAAGAACTTTTATAATGACTATGAGAAAATTCAACAAAATATTCCAGATAGGATTTAATAAGTGTGGTACAAATTCTATCAATATAATGTTTCAGGATTATTCGGTTCCAAGAATCAAATGCTGCCATTGGGATAGTGGATTTTTGGGATATTCTATGGCTATGAACGAGAGAGAGTCAAAACCTCTTTTATCTGGCAAATACGAACACTTTGGTTTTTACTCTGATATGGAATGTCAGTTTGTAGAAGATGATGGTTCTACTAATTGGATATTTATGTATGACAAAAACCACATTCCAATTTTAGACGAACAATACCCTAACAGTAAATTTATTCTAAATGTTAGAGACGTAGACGGTTGGATTAATAGTAGAATGTCCCACTTAATGGGATTGGAATCTGTTAAAAAAAATAAAGATAAACTAGACAGATTACATCCCAGAGTTCCATACAAAGAATTACACAAAGAGTTTTTTGGATGTTCTAATGATGAACAAATAGAATATCATTGGAGAGAAAGCTGGAATGATCACATAGATTTTGTCCAGACTTACTTTAAAGACAGACCAAAAGATCTGCTGGTATTTGATATAGAGAAAGACACTATCGAAAAATTTAAAAGTTTTTTTGCTGAGTGCGGCATTGAGTTTAATACTAACGAGATACCCCATGCAAATAAGACTAAATATGCGTAAAGTTTGTTCATACTGTAAAAAGCGTAAAAACTTAGCCAGTTTTCCCAAACATAGTATGTATAAAGATAATCTAGATAGTAGATGCAGAAAATGTGTCAAAAAACATTCTAAGATCAGAGTTAAATTACACAAAAAAGCCCCACCAAAACCAGAAGTTTGTGAGTGCTGTAAAAAAGTTCCTTATAAGTGGGCTTTAGATCACGATCATGATGATAATAGCTTTAGGGGCTGGCTCTGTGAGCCTTGCAATACTGGTATAGGTAAACTTGGGGATGATTTTCAGAGTATTGTGAACGCTATGAATTATTTTCTTTCAAGGCCAAATCGCAAATAACCGATACTTGACAAGAGGACTACCCTATGGTAGAATTTGGAAAACACAGGAGAAATTAGAAATGTCGTTTGAGCATCTTAATGGTTTTGTTCGTGATCTGAAAGCAACTAGTAGCACTCTTGATAAGGTTGGAATTATTGAAGATTATACTTCATCCAATGATGATGGAGCTAAGTTTATCAAAAAGATTTTGCTATATACCTATCACCCTCTTTGGCAGTACAATGTTACCAGTGATAATCTCAAGAAGAAGAATCATTTGAAAGCAAAAAATTGTTACAAAAACTTTTTTGATCTTTTGGATGATCTTAAAGGTCGTGCTATTACTGGACATGATGCTATTGCTGCCGTAAACACATTTATTGATAATCATTCAGAGTATGAGGAACTCATTCACTGTGTCATTGATAAAGATTTGAAAACTCGTGCTGGAGATAAACTTATCAATAAGGCTATTCCAGATCATATCCCAACATTTAGTGTTGCTCTAGCAGATAAGTATGTTCCTAAGATTGTAGACTGGAAGGATGGTTGGTATGTTAGCAGAAAGATCGACGGTGCTAGATGTATTGGTATTGTTGATACTAATGGCAATACTACCTTCTATTCCCGCACGGGAAAAATCTTTGATACTCTTGGTGTTGTTGGCGACGGCATTAAAGCTCTGGGACTTACTAATGTAGTTCTTGATGGTGAGCTTTGTCTGGTTGATGAAGATGGTAACGAGGATTTCCAAGGAGTAATGAAGGAACTTCGTAAGAAAGACCATACTATTCCTAATCCTTCTTACAAGATTTTTGATATGATTACTCATGATGAGTTTTATAGTCAGAAGGGAGAATATAATAGACCTTTTGGTATTAGACTGAAGAATCTTACAGAAGTTATGAAAAAGAATGAATGTCCATGCTTGACATTGTTGGAGCAATCTCTAATTAAGAATGAAAGTCATTTCCAAGAGTTTGTTGAACAATCTACTCAGAATGGCTGGGAGGGGCTTATGCTTCGATCTGACGCTCCATATAAAGGCAAGCGATCCAAAGACCTATTGAAATATAAATCGTTCTTTGATGACGAATACGAAGTTTTGGATACAGAAATGGGGCCATTCCGTTATGTTAAGGATGGTGCAGAGTGTGAGGAGACTATGTTGAGTTGTGTTATGATTCAACATAAGGGTCATACTGTAAGAGTAGGGTCTGGTTTTAGTATCGAACAAAGACAGGAGTTTTATAAGAATCCTAAGAAAATTCTTGGAAAACAAATAACTGTACAATATTTCGAGGAGACAGAGAACGAGAAAGGTGGCATTAGTCTGCGATTTCCAACCTTCAAGATTCTTCATGGAGAAGAAAGGGACATTTAATGAAATATCAACCAAATAAATATAGTAAAAGCGCTGATTTTAAAATAAGTCGAAGAATGATCCAAGAATATGGTTTTGAAGAGTCCCGTCGCATAGGAGCATTAGATAACCTAGCACAACAAAAAAACAAAGAACTTGAGACTAAGACAAAGCTCAAGAATCAAGTAAAACGCAAAAAAAGAACATGAAAAAAACTATAGAATGAAAACCATTTGTGTTTTATCTTACGAAAGAACTGGTAGTACATGGTTATGCACAGCATTAAATACCCACCAAACTTGGTGTGTTTTTGAAATTTTTTCTAGAAATCCAGCATTATATTATTGGAATATGTTGGCTCTTTTAAAAATCAAAGATAACATTCCACTATCTGCAATAGAAACCTTTAAAAAGATATACTATCCAAAAAATTTATTCACCGATGCCAAATCTTTTGCCAAAATTAAACAAAATATGTTGGCTAAAGAGCCATTTAGTATAGACTTACTAAAAGACTTTCAATCAGAGGCTTATGATCAGGATAGAAATTTTTGTTTTAAAGTTTTTCCTGAGCATCTAAATAATCATATAAAAATACAGGACATAATAGAAATATCAGACCATATCATTGTCAACTATAGATCTAATGTCCTAGAAACTTTTTTAAGCTGGAAAATAGCAATCAAAACAGGGGCTTGGTCAAGCAGAGACATAGTAGACCCATCTATTCAAGACTTACGCATCATTTGGAATAAAGAAGAATACGACGTTTTTTATAGAAGAATTGTTGAGAATATTAATTTATGGCTAAAAGTTAGCTCAAATAAAAACAGAACTATTCTCAGATATGAAGATATTCATTCTCATCAAAACCATGAAGACAAAATAGAATTCTTACAAAAAAAATTCAGAGAAACGAATCTCAATGATCTGGAATTGAATTATAGTAACGATTTTAAAAAACAGATTGATTATTCTTCGTTTGATAATCTTATTGAGAATTACTCAAATTTTCAGAATGACCTAAATCCTGATCTTAATATTTATTATTTACACAATGGCATATAACTCACTTATTGTTTTGGGTTTACCAAAATCTGGAACCACATATTTATCTAAATTTTTTTTAAAGCAATCCGCTTACAGTGTCATAAGAGACACTTCTGATGAATTTCATCATAATATAGTAGACATACAAAAATTTGATTATTCTTTTGGTAAAAATCCCGATATGTTATTTTCGTATCACAAAGACGATATTTTTGAGAAATGGATTCAGCATATAGATCAAATATCTACAAAAACATTATTTTTATTATTGTATAGACCATTTAATGATGTTTTTTATAGTCTATATAAACACAGAATTAAATATAAGGCAATAGAATCACAAATGGAATACAAAGATTTTCTAAAACTAGAAAAAAA